CCCATTACGCCAACGCTCATATTTTTACGCATTTGGCTATGTGTAGGACATGGTGGACTTGACCAGATAAAGTCAAAGCTCTTAAAGTGTTCTAAGACATAAGCATGAGCATCTGCCACAATTACTGTGTCATTTGGAAACAAGTCTGCATATACTGCAGCTATACGAGGATCAAACTCAACAGCTGTAATCTCATGTTCATCCCCCCACAACTTACGGTTGCCACCAATTCCGGCATAAAGGTTAAGTATCTTCAATCTTTGCCCCATCCTGTTCCCTTAAAGTGAATTGGATTAGCAGCAATTACCTTAGACATAGGCTCATTACAGTAAGTGCAAGGTATTACTGGTCTATCGTGCCATCCGTGATAGATCTCTTGACTAAGATTGCATCGTGAGCATTTGTAGTCATAGGCTGGCATGTTAAGCACCTCTGTATCATGTAAGACCCACAGCCTGTACAGCGGTCAATGTCTGCCTCTGTGGGTTCGCTAATAAGATGACCGTATTTAAGTTGGAGTAATGGCAAGAGATCCTCAAGTCGGATGATGGCGGCATACTCTCGCGCATCTTCACCTTGTCCGTTGAGTCTAATAACTCCGAAGCCTAATTCCCCCGAAATGGCTGTTCGAGCTTTCAATTGCTTAATGTACGCAAGCGGTTGAAATCCAGCTCGGGCTTTGACTTCAACATCGAACGGTACATTGACAATATCCTTGCCACTACCCCTTCCCACACATGCGCCTTGCCATACAGTCGATAGGTACTGTGCGACTACGCGCTCTGTGCGGAAACCTCTGTGTTTCCTATGCTGTGTCATAGGTGATGCTTGTTCTCACATCTGTTGCAAAAGAATAAGACAGCACCATCATGAATACGATCATATTCATTGACCTGTGTAAATGCATCACAATCTGAACAGTTCTCAACACCTGCATAACCGCTAAAGCTGTACACATGCCGATCAACTGGCGATCTATAAATCTCTGGAAACTCAGCCATTGACGGTACTACATTTCAAGCATTGCCAAGATACCGTGCCATTGACTGCATCCTGAGACAGATCCACCAGATTCTTTATCTGAACTGGCTCATTACATAACTGACATGGTACGAAGGCTGACATTAAATCAACCCATTCACCATTTATTCTAATTCCGATGTTACCCATTAAACTCTCGCCTTCTGTGGTTGGAACTTTCCATCTGATCCCAGTGTGTACCACTTGGTAGGGCATCTATGTGCCGATGAGATCGCTGTGTTACAGAAGTAGCCACCCCATGCCTTGCCATTCTTTTCACCCTCACGCCATTGCATATGTCCATGCTCGCATGATGGCGCTTCTACTGCTTCACCTGTTCCCATGATTGCAGCTACATTCTCCATAGCCTTCTCAAGTGTCACAGGTGCATCGACTACGCCCCGATACTCTCCAACAGGTGTAGTCCAGTAATCCTGATCATCTGCTTTAACATCTTGCACTGCTGGCTTTACTACTTTTGTAGCAACGACCTTAGTCATCTCTTCTCGGCTTGGTCTCTTTCCTTTAGGCGCATAACCTGCATTTGCAAGTGCTCTGCCGATTGCCGAAGTCTCGCAATTCTCCAATGCTGAAGTCTGATTAACACCGCGACTAGACACTGTCTCCTCAGCGTATCCCGTTGCCCACGCAACGCCATCGCTAGCATCCTTAAATAGATACGCCTTAACAATGTATCGAGTTGCCTCGACCACTTCAAGCTCTGTTGCAATGCGGAATGATGGATAGTCCTTAATAAACTTTTCAAGTCTTACCTCCACTGGCTCATAATCGGCTAGATTAAACATAAAGATCGTTCTCCTCTGTCGCTAGTTGTCCAGCTAGTGCTCCGTATGAGCATAGATCGACCCAGTTGTCGATGTGTTGGGCTGACTGATTAGTCCTTGCAAGTTTAACCAAGACCATGATCCCTGCCACCTGATAGTCGTGTATTGGTGTTTGTAGGTATGCACTAAGGAGCATCGCTGTGTGCTGCAAGTTATCCGCAGGATGACCGTACGATAGCCCACGGTCACGGATCGTGTCTGTGGCTGTGAGTAAGATTTCACTGGCTTTCATTCCTGCCCCTTATAGCTGCGACCTCGGTGATAGCCATCGCGAACGCCCCTTTTGTATGATGTTTTCTGCACATCTATGATGACTATAATAAAGCCTATAATCATTCCAATGATGCAGATAAGTAGTAGCTTGTCTGTGTTTGCCATTCCCTTACCTAACTGCAAGCAATGCCCTTGATTGCTTACAGACTTAGTGTGACAGAAGTGTCCGACTAATCAAGGACATTTGTGTAACGAAATGATAACGATTTAACGCGGTCTGCCGTAGGACTTTCCAGCCACAATAAATGTGCCGTCCTTCTCAATGTGGATAAGATCCACCTGAACCTTAGCCTTATTGACATAGATGATGGCGAAAGCCTGCTGCCAGTTAGCAACGCCCTTTGTGTATGCAGCTTGCTTAAAGTCCATGAGATTGCCTACCTCGACACCATGTAGGACACGCCCTATACGGCCACCAGAGGCCTCTGAGAAGGCTGAACGGCCTGCTCTGTGAGTATGACCCGAGATGACATTCTTTCCATGCCTACGGGCTGCCTCAAGGGCTGAGAGCCCACCCTGTGGCTTGATAGGGGTATGGTCTCCATGTACTGCAATCCAATTAGGAGCAATAGGCATAGGGTTCTTATGGAAGGTAATACCTAGCTCATCGAACTTCATGAACTTCTCAAAGCGCAGCTCTGGCAGTGCACCGAATGCAGGCACTTTAGCCATGATGATGTTATACAGGCGATCTGTGTGATTGCTGCGAATGCAATCTGTTACGCCTAACTCCCAGAGAAGCTGCACAGCCTCGTTACGATCATCGTCTAGGGTCTGAGCGTATGAGCCCATGCGCCCTTCTTCCCACTTGCTTATCTGGGGTAGGTCGATCTCATCACCAATGGTGACTACTTGGTCTGGCTTAAATTTAGAAATAAAGCTTGCAAGGTTACGGGTTGCAACCCTGTCATGGTAAGGGACTTGTAAGTCCGAGACTACGACTATTCGCTTAATCGTCATCCTCATCTTCATAATCGCCAAACTTCTCAGGCGCGATAGGGTCTGGCAAAATCCAGTGCGGGTAAGCCTGTGGCTCTGTAATCATGAACATGGCTACATCTTCTGCGAAACCTGCACGCTTAAGAGAGCAGAAGTATTCATAGAGTCCAATGCAATAAGCATCAAGCTTTGAGTAGCCCTGTTCCTCTAATGCCTTAGTTGCTTTTCTTGCCATAGCAGAATGTTACCTGTCAAGCAAGATGTTATAGATTTCATCGACTCGCGTGTTGAGTCTTTTAATCTCTGACAATAGATGCGTGATGACATAGCCAGACAACCCACCCAGTGCAGCAATGGTGGCGATGTAAAGGGTGAAGAAGTCTGCCTGTGTCACTTCTTATCTACCTCGTCAATGGCTGCCTCTAGCGCATCGACAATGATGTCGGCTGCTGACTTACGAGCGCGATACGACTTGATAGCTGTGCGTAATGCTGGCAGTAGTGCAACGCCTGCAATGCCGGCAATGATCAGAAATAGTTCATTCATTAGATGCTCCTAACATAGGTACTTGAAAAAAAGCCCCGTCATTATCAGCTTCTTTCTTAAAGCTGACATGGCAGTGCTTAGTATGTTTGTTAGCCCCTGTGTACTTGCGCCACTTCCAGTTAAGGATGCTGGAGCAGATTCGTCCATCGAAAATGATGTAACTAATACGCTTGTCTGTTTTGGACTTGGACAAGGTACGAAGCTGATCAGCAAGATCTCCCATGATGTCGGGCTTCCCGCCCTTGAATAAGTCTTTGTCCACATCAATGGCGCGTACCCAACCTTGCTCATCTGGATTATGATCTGACTTGCGAGCAGCGTGTCGGGTATCACCGACCCAACCATCCGATGTGCGGTCACGATCTGGGAACGAGTCATCTATCTGCTCTCTTAATTGGATAGCAGCTTTACTTAACTTGACCTTCATCCAAGTAGCAGTTTCGCTTCATCTTCAGAGATGCCCAGCTTCTCAAGTAGTGCAGCCTTAGCCTCAGCCTTGACTGCTGCCTCGGCTTCTGCCGCTAGGCGGTCTGCCTCTGCCTGTGCTGCTGCTGCTTCATTGGCTGCGATTTCTTCGGCTGTCAAAGGGCGTTCGATGACCTCGCCTGTTTCGCAGTTGATTTCGATTGCTGTTGTCATTGTTGCTCCTTATGAGTTTTTGATGCCGTATAAATAGAATGATGAACCTG